GTTTGTCAATGAATCCTTTGACTGCCTCAGGCAATCCTCCGGAATATACGGTGTACTGTCTGGCAACGCCTTTAACGGATGGTCCGCAATAGACTTGCGCTTCCGGCTCTGCCACAGCCTCCGCCGCCGTTGTATCCTCTGCTGCCGCTTCGGTTACTTCGGTCTCTTTTATCTCCATAGCGGTTTCTTCCGCTACTTTATTGCTTTTCTTTGTCATATAAGATCTCCTAATTCAGTATCCTGTGTCATAGCCGGTGCTGTGCAGGTCAATGTTATAGCCCCGTAATAATACGGTTCCGAACTTTCTACCTGTAGCGCCCAGGTGATAGGCTTCAGTACTGTAAAGCATCCCCCGAAATACGGCCTTGTGCATAAGTGCTGAATGATATCCTCCTTGATGTTCGCAACATCCTGAAAGCCTAATCTTTCCAGGCCGTCGTCATAACAGCAAATAACTAGGGAGAAATCTACATTCTGTGTGGAATTATCATCCTTTATTCCGCCTCCGCTCATGGAAACCACAATATAGGGGGCCGGTGCGTCATTGGTATCAGCATCGACATCGTTATCAGTCGGTATCGGCAGGTCCTGTTTGTATACAGTGATGGTCTTTTTACTTCCCCCAGGCCCCATGTACTTCTGGTCTTTCAAAAGTTCCTGTAGCTCCTCTATGAGAGCATCCTGGCATAACTGAGGCGTTCTGCCGATTCCGTATTTCTTTACTAAAGAGCTGTAATCAGTCATTACTTACCTCGCTTTGTCCTTGCTGCTGCCAGTGCCAAAACCTGCTCACATCGTGTTATCAATGTTTCCGCAAGATATGCTTCAACATCCGGTGCAACCATCGGCCATACAGTGTTGTGCATGGCGGTTGCAGACGGTGAACCCATGGTTCTGAGCTTTTCTACACGCCCGTCTCTTGTTGTCCATCGTTTATAGCCTTTTGCAGTCACTCTATGCTTAGAGTCTGAACCTAGTTGCCTCTGAACCATGCCGACGTGTCCGGATGAAAATTGCACAAGAAAGCCTTTCCCAAGTTTTGCGGTACCCGTCAACGGTTTCATTGCGCTTTCTTTCAATACTCGTCCGGTAAACACATCCGGGGCATTAAATACATTCTTCCCTATGTACGGAGTGCTAGGATTTGTTTGGAAATATCCAAGGTCATTTCTCAGACTTTTAATAAACAATTCTGCCGAAAGACTGGAATTTGACGCTTTCTTACGCTGTGCTAAATCGTCAAGGTGTCTTGCGCCTGCTGCATTTATCGCATAACGGGCTTTCGCCTGCATTATCATCATCTTCCTTGCCTGTCTTGCTGTCTTATTGACCGCGAATTTGACAACTGCCGGTGTCTTACGCTTAAGGTTTCCCAGTTCCCTTTCAACCTCCTGTAAGCCCTCGATACCGATGACAACATTGTGTCCGCTCCATGTAATACCGCTCATTGTCTCGTCCTCGTCATGATCATGCGATATACTCCGTCCTCTTCGTTACACTTCTGGATGGTGTATGTGCGCTTATAATCCGTCCCTTCGTCAAGCACCAGGAGCTTACCAACCTTAGGCCTCGGACCGTAATCCGAGACCTTTACGTATAGGATTGTGTAAGCTGTATAAAGACCTGTGTCGAAGTTCTGCTTTGCTCCGGCTTCCCAGTGTGCTGAATGATCCTGTAATCTCTCTTCCTCGATGATCACCGGCATTTCTTTTCCGTCTACCAGATGCGTTTCCGCATGTTCCGTGTTATCGAAGAAGATCTCGTCAACATCGGATAACGCCGCTTCCTTGAAGGTGAGCGGTGTTGGCTCCGGTGTTTCCTTTGCCTCGGTATGCTGTATCAGTTCAAAAAGTGCCATGATCATCTGTCCTTTACATTACAGTTGCAACAAGCCAGCTATCTGCCTTGTCAGGAATTGGAAGAGGATGAGCCTGGAGCTCGATCATTCTTCTGTCAGGATGGTGCTCAACGTAGGATCTCAGTACTCTTGAGGTCTGTGCTGTTACCCATGCCTGTGAAGCATCGTCAATGTAGGTGCAAGCACCGTAAGCCATCATGTAGCCAGGATTTGAGTTGATGAGGACGACCTTGTTTGCAGGGATGAGCGCCTTTGTCTCAGGTGCATTAGGATTTGTCCAGTCATCGTAGTAAACCTCTGTGTACTCGTAGAGGTCGAGATCCGGCTTGTTAAGGTGTCCGATGTATCTAACACCGTTTGGAAGTGTCTTAGGCTGAATAAGGCCCATCTCGATACGTCTGTTATCGAGTACCTTCTGTACCTTCTCGTCTGCAAGAAATGCTCTTGCTGCTGACTTTCCGAGGATAGCCATATCAACGTTTGCGAAGCCGTTGGTAAGAGTCTCTTCTACCCAGTCCTCAAGATCGTCAAGGATCTTAGCTCCGCTCTGCCCCCAACGTGCTGTGCCGGTGAGTGTCTTTGTGTTTGTGAAACCAAAGTCGATAGTCTCATTAACACCCTTGCCGACTACAGGGATCTGTCCGGTGAGGATAGCCTGAACTGCCATCCACTCTTCACGGCGAGTAGTAGCGTCATTAAGACGGTTGTACTCTTCTGTAAGCTTCTGTGCAGCTCTCTGTGCAGGTGTCATGCCGCTATAGAGATCTTCGCCGGGAAGTCTGTTCATGAGCTGGTCTGCTGTTGTGATGTCGTAAGGATTTACAAGAGGCGGCTTGTAGCTCTCTGTGGTGTAGCCCTCGCCTTCAAGGACTGTTCCGCCTACTCTTGGATGAACAAATGCCGCCATTCTTCTGTCACCCTTAACGATGTCGATGTCTACTCTCTCTGTTACGAAAGTCTTTACTTTAGTAAAGAACTTGTCTTTGAAAAATGTTCTTACAGGTGGGGCAGTTCTTACTACCTCTGCAAGATTTCTAGGCTGATAAATATTGATCTCATTAGCCATTACTATTACCCTCCTGATTACTTCAAAAAGATTCCGATATTACGGAAAGGTACTTCAAGATCAGCTGCTGTTACTCCTGTACCGCACTGGAGAGCATCGCTAAAGAACTCACCTGTGAGATAGATCACAACAGGCTCGTTAGCCTTAGCGCTCTCTGCTGCGATGCCATAAAGGCCTGTGGTTACAACTGCTTCCTCTGAAACTGTCACATTGGCCGCTCCGCCTGCCCCCAATATTACCGGTGCTCCTGCTGCGATAGCCTCTGCTGCGGTCTTTACTGCTGTCTCAATGGGAATGTTCACACCCGCGATAAGATGATCCGGATTGAACGCATAGTCCTCTCTTGCTAAGTTCATTGCCATGACTTAACCCTCCTTCTTGCCGTTTGCTTCTCTGATAGCGTTGATAAACTCCTCATCAACATCATTCATTGGTGCCGGTGCTGACTGCACTGTGTTTGCATTGCCCTGTGTGGCATCGTCCTGAATGCCCTTAAGGTACTGTGCTCCCTGTGCCTTCATGTTCTTGATGGCTTCCTTTGCAAAATCCTCAGCGCTGATAGCTTTCTCAAACATTGCGCTGTTGGCAATGTCTTCGGCGCCTGGCATCTGCATGTCCATGATGTCACGGATACGCTGTCTCTCCACATTGGTAGCCTCTGCTGCCGCCTGGTCTGCAATCTGCTTGCAAAACTCAGGGTAAGCATTCTTGAGTTCTTCAATGTTCTTAAACTCCATGTCCTCTTCCTCCTTGTTGGGATCGTTGCCTCCCGGCGTTTTTGCCGGTGTCTGTGTATTTACAAAACCGTCTGCCGCCGGGACGTGTGCCAGACTGTCCTGTACGAATTTAGGCGCGTCGGTGAATGGAATGTGTGTTCCGACGCTGTTCACGAAAAGAAGTCCTCCGCGGTTCTCAACCACTGTCTCGTCTTCTGTTTCGTCTATCAATTCATCAACAAAGCCGTTCTCCTTAGCCTGTGCTGCGGTGAACCAGCTTGTGTTGTCCATCTGCTCCGCTACCTCATCAATGTTCCTTCCGGTTTTCTTTGCGTAAAGGTTTATGATGTTATCCCGGATTGTGCTAA